TTCCCGTTGTCCACCCGACCCATGTTCTGGTTCTGCATGTCCTTTACTTCTCCCTCTTTCGAGACCTTGAACGTCTGGTTTTGAAAGGTCGCCATTCCTTCTTTCACCTGGACTTTCTCCTGACCAACCATGATCGTCCCGTTGTAGTTGATTTCGATTCCCATCAGCCCTTGCATGCTCTTTCCTTCCTTTTGCGTAGTAGAGAAATACATCACCCCTTGGGTCACCGTTGGGAATCTTCCCACAAGGGAAAACCAGTCCGTACTTTTTCAAGTGTTCAAAGAGATTGGCGTGTTTTTCAATAGACCTGATCTCACAAACCCCTACTTGAGAGGAGTATCTGACCATCTGGAAGAACGCTACATTCGACCTCAAGATAATTCTTGGAGTGGCCCACTTGAAGAAATCAACATGAGGTTCGATCCTCCATCCGTAGTTTGTAATAGCCACAAAAGCTACCGGACCACGACCGGATTTGAACCACTTACAGTCGTCTTCAACTACCAGACAGGAGGATTTGTTCTTGCACAACTCAAGCAACATGCCAACGAATTGTTCCTTGTCCATCTTCCCAAGATTTGGGAAAGACCCCATGTCGTAAGCCGCCCACATGACCCATAGGTCGTCTTTGGTGAATTGACGAATGAAGGGCCTTGAGTCTCCTAGAAGTCGTTCTCTTTTTTCTTTGCTGGTCATCAATCGAACTCGATGCTGTCTATCTGTGGAAGAATTGAGCTTTGACCATAAGTCCCGGAAAGACTCAGGTAAAACCCAGGTCCTTTACCCCCTGGGTCTAGGTTTATCGAAGACACTCGGTTTGCAAAACTAAAACCTGCGTTGTAGAAAGAACTCAGGTTGTAGAAGATATTTGTGTTGTAGTAAGCGGCCATATCCCCCGCTGGAGGGCCTTTTAGGGAGACTACATTGGTCGCGGTGTTGTATTCATCATCCCAGTCTAGAGTCACTGAAACATCCATCGGGGTGAGTCTTCTGTAGACAATATGCCCCGTGATGTTTTCTTGAGTCCACGGCCAAGGGTTGGTCGTTTCAACCCCAATATGCCTTGACCTTCTCAGAAAAGGAATCAGAGAGGAACCGGCATCTCCAATCCCCCCTCCGTTCATGTTGAACCACCTACCAACAGAGTCCCCGAAAAACACCGAGTAATTCTGAGTGCCGGGTATCCACATGTATTTAGCAGCTACCGTGTTAAACCCGGATGAATCATTGGTTGTATAAACCCCCCACGGGGAAGTCCCACCCTCTACCCTCGATCTTTCTTGATTGAGAAGGTCCTTGAAAAGCACCAATACTTTGTTGGGGATGAATAAATAGACTCTTTGGTTCAGAACGTCATAAACGATTTGGTTTATCGTGTTTAGATTGTTTGTAGTGGTAGGTATCCACCTGCTCAAGTCTGAAACGAAGACGTTTCCATAAGCCTGTGTAGCTGACAAGAGGGCTATCGCCCCTCCTTGTCTTACGAAGATCACGTCATTCCCGATCTGGGTTATGGCTTCAGTCCCAATAGCCGGGGAGTGGTCTTGAAAGTCTACGAACTGGAAGTCTTTGGAAGAAGTCCCTTGGAGTAGCCAAAGCCTTCCTCTGTCGGTAGAGATAATCAGTTGATTGGCGAAAACCGTCACTCCGTTGATAGGTTTTAGGTCTGGGACTAGAAGAAAGAACGCCTCAAGTCCGGTTGAGAACGTCCCACCCCCTAAAGAAGTCGGTCCCCCTCTATTTGAAGTATCAAGAACCGTCGGGTCCTCGAATTTAGAGGCTACGATCATATGAGGTAGAAGAGATGACCCTGACTTGATGTTGAAGAACCACATCCTATTCAGGTGCTCTACACAGTATTTAGCCGAAAACGTAGACCCTAACCCTGTCGTTAGGTCTCCGAAAGTCGTCCCGTCCCACTTTTTTACTACGTTGTTGAGTTGAACATCTGAGATTACTGAATAATCCCCAAGAGACCAGTAAGCATCCCTCAAGTAAGCCGGTGCGGTTACCGTTCCTTTAGAAGTGAAGGTCGAGGCTCCATTCCACAGATAAACCGTGTTTCCGTTCACCGTGAGAGTGGTTTCAGTGTTGTCTCTCTTAATAAGTTGAAGAATACCCGTACTGTTACCAGCGTTTGTAGCTGTTCCTGCTAGGTCAAAAGGCTGTCTGGGGATAAAACTGGCCTGAGTAGCGTTTAGGGTGAAGTTGAACCCCTGAGAGCATTCCCCCACTCCGGGGGAGGCGTTTTCATTCAAACCGTGGTCGAAAGTCACCACCATCCTTGGGATGTTGGAGTTATCCGACCAAAGCTCAGCCCCCTTGGAAAAGTCCTGTTGTAGAGCCATCAGAACCTATACATATCTTGAGCGGGAACGTAAGTCTTACCGTAGAGCTTGGGAGGTTGTTTCCACCCCATCAGACTGAAGAGTCTAGCCCTGGCTTCTCTATAAACCGGGTCTGAGTCCATAGGAATATCGACTTTACCCTCGTAGAGAAACTTGAACCTACGGCACGCCATATCTATAAATGCGTATTGCTGGTCAGTAGTCGAAAGCGGTAGCACATCTATGGCATTTATCACGTTCACACTAGAGGAGTAGTCGTAAGTCAAAACTAGTCCGTTGTAGGTCACACTCGGAACTGTGTAGAACGATACTTGTTGGGTCGTACCCAATTCGAAGTAGAACCACAGCGGATACCCAGGATCGGTTCTATAAGTCTGAATATCCGTCCTGAGTTGATTCTCCCCACCTGGATACATGTAGATGGTGAACTGAGAAACCGTGTCATAGAAAAACGCCGGTATCCCCCACAATTGAATGAAATCACTCGCAAGAGCATAAGTCCTTTGACCTGTAACCATCGTCAAAGACCCATTGATCTTGTGCTGATAGGGAAACTCGGCTTTACTGGATAACTCTGTAATTTCTGTCTGAATGGCTATTTGAGCCAGTTGAGAGGTCGAATTGTGGTTGGTGTCTGAAAACGTCAGCAAGGGGTCGGTGTCTCCACGAATGATCCCGTTGATTCTCAGGATTCTATTCACCCCGTCAATAAATGACATTGACATCTAGACCTCCGCTATCTTCCCGAAAATAGACTTCATGCCGTTTGATACCTTCTCCCTCATCCACTCGGGTCTCCAGTCTGTCTGTGGGATGTGACCCTGTGCATCAGGAATCCCAAAGGTCATCCTGAATGTCTTTCCAGAGAGTCGGACTTCAATGTAAATCTGGTTGTCTCTATTCATGCGTAGAGGGAGGGGTTTCCCCCTCCCATCCCGTTATTACAGCTTAGTGGCGAGGCTCTTAATCTTAACGAGCCAGTTTGGGTTGAGAATCTTGGCAACGAACCAAGACTTCCACGCCAGAGACGCAATTTCATTATACGGGTCTCCAGCACCGGCACTACCGGCGGGTTTGAAGATCACCTCAACAGCGGGCGGATACTTCGGGTTGTACATCTCATAGGAACTGGATGCGTGCATATTTCCAAGTCCTACTGTCCCGATAGCCTCACGTCCATAGACGTAAGAGCTGTACACGTCGTTCTTGATGGTGGTCGAACCACGAAAACCCGTGGCGGTCTTCTTACCGGCGGACAGTTGGATGGTCGCTACCTGAGTGGAGCACCAGCGGATACCGTTCACATGCCCGAATTCAAACGGCATGGTCTCGGTATAACCACCGTAAGTCTCTACCGGGGTGAAGCCGGTGATTCCTCTGATGTCTTCCTCAACGTCCACATGGCAAATGCCATAGTACGAAGCCCTGATAGGGTTGGTTCCGACGTTTCTGGAACCAGTCGCCATCGGGGTGAAAGGCATGGCAGAGTTCACATTCAGCGTATTGACCGCAAACTGAAGGTCGGTTGTAGCGATCTTCGATGCGACTGCCGAAGTGTTCGCCGCACCCCCAGCCGCGTTGTTTGCAAAGCGGGTGTTGGCAGCAGCAGCGTTGTCATACTCGGCCTTCGCGATGGTGTTCAGAGATTCCCCGGCGTTAGCTCCAAGGGTGTCCATCAGGCGAGCGGCTTTGGTATTGACGTTGAACAAATCCACTTCCTCGGTCACTTGGATCGCATTGCCATACTTGGCAGCGGTCGCGGTGACGGACGAGTAAGTAGGAACTACCAGGGAACGGCCAAAGAGAAAAGCTGACGTACCGACAAACTCACCAAGGGCTGTAGTAACAGCCGTCAGGTTGTTGATACGTTCCCATTTGACTGCTGAACTACCACCGTTCTTAATCAGTTCCCCCGGAAGGGTTCCGTTGAAGTACGGCAGTTTCTTTCTTGCGGCTTGAAGCAACCCCTTCATCAACACAAAGTTGACCGGCTGGGTTAGTACCGTTGCATTAGTGGTTACGACTGCGGCCACTGGTCTTACCTATCCTTTCTGGAGACTACCTGCCCAAAAGATGTTCCCAGTTATCTGAGAATTTGGAGTCATCGGACCATTTCTCGTCCGGATCGTCCGGGGCAGTTGTCGCCATCTGTTTTTGCGAGTCCTTTCTGGCGCGTTGAGCAGTCACTAGAGCAGGATCAACCTTCACCGACAGGTCTTCGGAGAATTTCTTAGCCACTACCTTGAGAGCGTTATCCCACGCTACCGGGTTCTTGGACCTGTTTTCCCACAGGGCTTTGAACTTGGGATTGTCTCTGGCTTCGGCATCGAGCATCGCCTCGACTATCTTGGGTTTAGGGTGATTGACTACTTCGTTGACTCTCTCAACAGCTACTTTTATGTCTGATTCCAGAGCGGATTTGGCACGTTCCCGTTCTACATTGGTGACGTATGCCGCTAGACTCGCTTGGTTCTTTCTCAGTTCAGTCGTCTCGGCCTGTAGCCGAGCTTGGTAAGCCTTGAAGTTTTCCGTGTCGTATGGGTCCGGAACACTTAAAGGCTCCTGACGCGGTTGTTGTACTTCTGGTTGGGTTGTCTTCTCTGCGATCTTGTCCAAACCTGCATCACGATAAACATCGTCGAGAGTGACTTCCGGGGTTGGGGTTTCGGCGGTCTGAGACTCAGCCATTGGTAGTGCCTTTCAGTATGGTTAGAACAAGCCTCCAGAACTCTTTCTGGGCGAGCTTGAATTTGATCTCCTCGAAATTGGACTGAAGCCTGTAGTCGAAGACCGGAACTATAGGCTCCATTGATTCAATCTTCTGGATCACCATCTTGTAGTGTCCAGATTGACTCAATTCATTAACAGCAGACCTCCAGGGTTCGCTCATAGGTTTGAAGATATAAACAACAGGAACTCTTCTTCCTCCTCATCCTCTAGTTTCTGACGGTAGGTTTTCCAACTCTCTATCAGGTAGACGTACTCGGTTGTTAAAGAGTCGAGTCTCTTCTGAAGCGTTTGGAGTCTTTCTATTAGGTAGTACAGGTCTTGACGGTTGGGAGAGGAGAGTTTTCTCTCGATCTCCTTCTTTTCCCTGACGACCTGTTTTATCTCTGACTTTAGTTCCTTCTTTTCTTCGTAGGTTGGGTGGTATCCAAACCACCTACCACCCCCTTGACCTGTTGACGGGGTTACTGGGGTGATAGTCCCGAAAGTTGCAGGGAGTCCAGCCCATGTATAGGCTCCAGTTGCCGCTCCGATAAATGCAAGCGGTGGCGAGGATAGGCCAGCCCATGTCCACGCTCCTATGAGAGCGTTTATTGTAGTTCCGCTGCTTGGAGTGGTGACGGTAGAGAAATTACCCGCCCAGGTCCAAGCCCCTACCGTGGCATGGCGTTGAGCGGAGAGAGGACTGCTTTTACCAGCCCATGTCCATGCGCCTACGGTTGCGTGAATCTCAGTCGATAGCGGTGAGGCTTTACCGGCCCAACTCCACGTTCCGACCGTAGCGTGGATTTCAGTGGAGAGTGGAGAAGACTTACCCGCCCAAGTATAAGCCCCTATCCCGGCTGCTATGACAACCAGCATCCCCGCTTTGACGCCAGCCCATGTGTAAGCTCCGACCGTAGAATTTATGGTCGTTACACTTGTTGTAGGACTGGAGTGCGGGAACTTGAAGTACGAGACCGAAGTTGCTTGAAGCTCATCGGATTTTCTCAGTACAGGACGTACCGTTACCAACCTTGACATGCTGGTAGTTGTTCAGCGATGTGGCGTTGAGGTTCCGGCTGAACTCGAACCATGGGTTAAGGTCTGTAGTCAAAGCGCTTGTCAGGGCGAAGTCCGTTGCGGCACTCGTTCCTGCTCTGGCGTTGTACGTTGTCGCTGCCGTAGGAGCTGCTGCGTGCCCTCCTATCTCCAGAACAGGTCGCCAGAGTTGGTCGATCTGTAGAGCGGTGATCGCTGAAGGCCCGATGATCCTGGTCGCAGCCGTCGTTCCGAACTCCGTGCCTCCGGTGAACTGCGAGAACAACGTCCCTAGTGATGCAGTCCCTCTAACATCGAACGCCCTGAGACTACAGGCTATGGTGACATTCGCAGTCGTTGCACTCTCCAGAAACCTCATCACGATTGAGAAGGTGATCGAGGTATCCAACTTGACTGGCTGGAATACCTGATTCGACACGAACTGATAGCACAAAATATCCTGCGTCGTGGTGATCGGGACTGTGATCGTTGTCGAGTTCGCAAGAGTAGTCTGTATCCCTTGCTCGCTTTTCATGTCGAGCGGAAGCCTTACCGCCTGTCCAGTCTGCTCCCAGTTGGCATCGAAGCCTGGGTTGTTGGCGGTGAGAATACTTCCCGAGGCTTGAAAGTAGAACCTCGTCGCCATCAGTTCATCGAGACGCCAGTGTAGATATGACCCGTCAGGTTGTTGGACGCGCTGATAGCACTGAACTTCGCCGTCAGTGAAAGGGCTGTGTCTGCGGTGAGGTCCACTGTGACCGCAGCCGGTACGGTAGTTCCGGTTGAGTTCATAGAAGCCACTACCCCGTAGTTAGTCACCGTCCCGAAGGTCGGAGCTGCACCGTCAGTCATGTTGACGTATCCCATCGTGAACAAAGAACCGCTTGAACCATTTGCCCTGGTCTGGATGATGAGTTCCAAATTCCACGGTGCGGAAGTAGTCGCTCCGGCAGGGGTTACGATGGCCGGTGACTGAGCCAGAACCGTTCCTGCGACTCCACCCCAGCGGAGTGCGAAGATCAGCGTAGGTACCGAGGTCACTACGTTGCTCCACCTACCAGCCGCCCAGAGGTGGAGTGTTCGACCATCTGCCATGTAGTTCGCCGGAACCGTCACGTCAGGGAAGATAATGGTTTCTGTAGAGGACGAAACGATCTGCGTCCCATCGGCGGTTGCCCAGTAGAGTTGTTCGGACCAGTATTGACGCGACATTTGATACTCCTATCTTCCAAATCCAGGCCCGAATGGGCGTGGGCGATGCGAAGTCTTGAAGTTGCTGTAGATGGTTCCGTGATCGAATTTCAACCCACCCAGAGGGATGACATGAACCCCCGCGAGTGCCTGTATCGTCCCACCACCACCAGTGAAAGTATGAATGTTGCTCGTACCTGCGATCTGATAGGAACCACCGCCTCCAGGGTTGAAAGGTGCGTCTGAAAAGATCGTGTTGAAGTTCGTCGTCGGAGCGTTTCCATTGACTCCAAACACCGCAACCGTTGCCCCGCTTGCGTCACTTGTTACGGTGATCTGCGTAGTCCCTGAAGCCGTGACGCTGTGGGCTACGTAGATTCCAGTCACGATGTCTGTCCCGGTGTACGAAATAGCCGACACATAACAGTCAGCCGTATTCGTCCATGCGCCCGCGAGAGTCTTGTTTCCAGCATTCGGTGCCAGAAGTTTGAATATGGACACCCGCAGGTTATTCGTGCCTGTCGTTTGAAGGATCGTCACTTCCTCACTCATCGACACGCTATCCCACGTCATGCTTCTGGAGGTAATGTCCGTGCTCAAATTGTCCTGCCACACGGCTAGACCTAGAAGCAGACTCGCGGAAGCCCCCACGGTCATCCCGGTGGAAGAAATAGACGTGGCGCCAGAGACGGTCTGATCCAGACCTCCGGTTCCGTTGCCGCCTGTCATCTTCGCGTCGAAAGCGACAGCCATCAGAGTAAGAGTCCTGTCCTGATCCAGTAGTAGCCGTAACTCGCGTTCGTGCCGGTGGAGTCCATGTAACTCTGAAGACCTGTTTGACCCGTAGCGAAGTCAGGATTTGTTACCTGCGAGCAGAGGATTCCGTTCTGGTAGAAGCTGATCGTGCTGTCCCTGGCTTCAAGCCTTACGATGTCTCCATCGACTGGGACGCTTGGCGTGTGGATATTCCCAGAAGCTATAGGGGTAAAGTCGTTGAGAGCACCATTCCACTCGACAACCTCGTGGTTTCCGGCTTGGTTCATGTACGATTCGTAACCCGTGATGCTGTGTGCGGTCACTGTGAGTCTGACGAATAGACCTAGCTCATGAGTCCCAGAAGGGGCGTACCCAGCAGCCTTTAGAACCTTCCCCTCGATGTAGTGATTGGCTGGTAGAGAGAGGAACGAGGACTTCAGTTGAGCGACGGAATCGTTGAAAGGAGGAGGTGAGGTAGAACTCGTCCCTCCAGCACAAGCAATCCCTCCGATCGCTTGAAAGTCCTTCCAGTCCAGCCCATCTGCCAGCCCGTTTAACCACTTACCGCTTTCACTGAGGGGGTTTCCAGCGTCGATGAACTCCGTGAAGTAATCCGTAGAGGAACAGAATCCTCCACGACGAATCTTCATCATCTCCTCGGAGTTACCACGAAAGGTCAAGTCGCAGTACCAGTCATCACGGTTTGAGTACCGCTAGAGGCTCCGTTGATGTTGATCTGAAGACCATTGACAAGCGATAAAGACCCGCCCAAATCTATGAACCCAAATACGTGCTTACCAGCGTCGGTAGAATCGTAGAAGATTCCCCAGAAGGCTCCGGTGGGGTTTGAAGCGTTCGCTGCTAGTGAGATAGGACTGGTAGCAGTCAACGACGTTACCGCCCCAGAAAGACTTGAAGCTGGAGAGGTGATCGTTATCCCTCCTGCGCTGTAATTACCCCCTGGGGTGACTTCAGCGGTGGAATAGTTTTGAGAACCACCCGCCCCCCACCTTGGGTCTGAGTCTGTTATCCCCGGAGTCTGAGCGTTGGTGATGATCCCCATCTTTATCGTATCCGAAGCCCATAAAGAGGCTAGACCTGTAATGCTCATGTTGCTTACGAACTTGGCTGAAACGTGCACATCTCCAGCGGCCATATGTTATCTCCTAGTCAACTTATCTCAGCCTCAAGAACACCATTCACCCTCTTGCTTCTGACTTTTCTGGGCTTCTTGATGTGTTCAAGCAATGCTGTTTGGTTCTTTGCAAGAGACTCTATGCCTTTAGCAAGTTCACCGATCTGCTTTGAGGTGTCCTTTACCGAA